AGGACTTATCAGCAGCTTTAAGTTCTTTCTATGGATACAATGTTGTAGCTAAAGAACAATCTTTTAGCCGATCTGACTTTGGCGGTAATTTAGACACACACTCTAGCTCTTCAGACGCTGACCTTCAGCAGTTCCACTCTCTTGTAGAGCCTATTATACGGGAACAAATACCTTATCTTCAAGCTACACGGGGGTTAAGCTATCAAGACGCTTTAATGGAAACGTATAGTAGTGACCCCATGCTACAGGCTCTTTATCATAAATATGATGTAACCCCTATTAGACAGACTAAAGATGGTTCTACTTATGTTTATGATCCTTTTAGCTTTAGTGAGATAAGAGCACTTGAAGTTCAAGATCCCAGAGCAATAGATATTGGTGTTAAGTTATTTCAAGCTGCTATTGTTGGGTACACTATGGGAACTGCGGCAGGAGCATTACTTGGGCCTACAGCAGCTACAGCTACTACAGCAGCTACATCAGGTATTACTAGTTCTTTTACCCTATCAACAGCAGCGGCAAACATGGCGGCAAGCGCAGCCACTGCTTTAGTCTTGGGTGGCGATCCTGTTAAAGCAGCTTTGATGTCAGGGATACCTATTGGTGATGTAAAGATCCCTTTCACTGGGGGCGCAACTTTAAATAGTTTAACTGGCGGTAATGTTAGTTTTTCAATAGGAGGAAGCCCCTTATCAACAGCTATTAGACAAGGAATAACACAGGCCGGTGCAGGTTCTTTTGGAGGAGGAAACGTAGGTGGAACACCAGACTTTAACCCTTATATCAATAGTATTGCTGCTTCTGTATCTGCTAGTAATTTAGAAGAAGAAGAACAAGAAGCTACAATAGACTTTACTTTTAATCCTTATACTGAATCAGAGGAAGCAGCAGTAGCAGGGAGTGCTGTAAGCGAAGCAGAAAACGCTAGTAACGCAGCACAGGAAGCTCTTAAAACACCTTCTTCTTACACAAGTGCTATAGATGACTATGAAGGACGCTTTAAGGAAGCTATGATAAGAAACAGAGGTAGACCTAGCCAAGACTCAAGGTTCTATTTAAAGAAAATAAGAGCAGCGGAAGCCGCTGAAAAACAAGAGTTAAATGAGAAAAGAATTGCAGCTAACGTGGCTAAAGGTAACTATGACCTAGCAGTAAAAAATGAATCTGAAATAAGGCGTGGGGAAGAAGATACCTATCAAGCAGAAAAAGCTGCTGCTTATCAAGCATTTTTAGCAGAAGACGCTGCCCGTAAAGAAAGAAACAGGATAAGAGCGGAAGAAGCTGCGGTTGCTAGAGCCAGAGCGGATGAACTAGCAGCTAAAGAAGAAACAGCTAGAATAGCTAGGGAAGAAGCGCAGGCTGTTGCAGACGCTAAAGCTGCTAAAGATAAAGCAGATCAAGCCGCTAAAGCTGCTGCTGATGCTAAAGCAAAGAATGCTGCTGATGCTAAAGCAAAAGCTGATAAAGCCGCTGTTGATAAAGCTGCCGCTGACTTAGCTAAAGCAAAAGCTGACGCTGCAAAAAAAGAAGCAGAAAAGAATAAACCTCCCGTAACAGACGTATCTCCTCCTATAGATGAACCAGACCCTATAGAAGACGAAGTAGATATTACATATACAGATGATTTTGAAGAGGTAGTCCCAGAGCCTGAAATAGAACCTCCTGAAGAAGATGCTTCCGGTGGCGGTGGCGGCGGTGGGTCTTCTGAAGGCGGTGGAGCCTCAGGCACTGGAGGAGGTGCTGGCGCTGGAGATGCTTCAGAGGAAACTGAAAAACTTCCTTTCTGGCAGATACTTGAAAAGTTTGCTGATGGTTCTGTAATAGCTAAAGATCAGAAAGGCAATGTTGTTAAATTAGGCCCAGAATATTGGAATGCCGACAACGATGGTGATGGGAAACCTGATGCTCTTAATGGTGAAACTTATAGCGAAGATGAAGCAGCACTTACACAGCAAGATTGGACTTTAATATTTAGTAATATAAGCCGTAATTCAACAGGTAGTTACGAGTATGGAGGACAAACACTTTCTTCTCAAGAAATACAAGAAAAAGCAGAAGGTGGAGATACTTTTGCTGCTACAACTGATTTTGGAATAACAGACGGTGTAGGTACTGGGAATTCATCATATACTGATTCTTCAGGAGACGGTACATCCGGTATAAGCACTGGAGGCGGCACTGAAGGTACTGGAACAGGCGCTGGAAGTTCTGCTGGTGGAGCAGGTACAGGAACAGCCGGAGGTGCTACTGGTGAAGGAACTGGTGAAGGAACTGGAGAAGGAACTGGTACAGGAACTGGAGCCGGTAGTGGTACTGGCGCTGGTGACGGCTCTGGCAGCGGTGTAGGGGCAGGCGCTGGGACAGGCACTGGTATGTTTGGAGGTGCAGGCTCAGGAGGAGCAGGACAGTCATCAGTAACTGGTTTAATGTTTAGTGACTATATGAATAAATACCAAGCACCAGAGTTACTAGAGCGTGTGTTGCCGTTACAGGGTTACAAAGCACCACAAGGTTTATTTAAAGGAATAATTTAATGGCTACAACGTACCTAAGTTTAATGAATAGTGTACTGAGAAGACTCAGAGAAGAAGAAGTAGCTGATGTTACTGAAACAGCTTACTCTAAGATGGTAGGAGACTACATTAACGATGCTAAGAGTTTAGTACAGGACTCACATGATTGGTCTACTTTAAGAAAGACTGTGGTTGTACCTACAGTAGAAAATACTACAGAATATAGCTTGACAGGAGCAGGAGAACGTGTTAAACTATATAGTGCTATTAATGATACTTCAAACTTCTTTATGCACTATGAGTCTCCAAACTGGTTTAGCAATGCCTATTACATCTCAGGGGAAGTTACAGGCACTCCTGACTCCTATACGTTTAGTGGTATAGACAGTAATTCTGATACTAAAATAAGAGTATACCCTAAACCATCAGGTGTGTTCTCATTACGTTTTGATGTATGTTCAAGAGAGCCTGATTTAACTGTTGATTCTTCTAGTACTGTACTACCAGCAATGCCTATCATACACAATGCTGTAGCTTTGCTTGCTAGAGAACGTGGTGAAACAGGTGGTACTACTACACAAGATTATTTTATCATTGCAGATAAACATCTTAGTGATGCTGTTGCACAGGACGCATATAAGAATCCTGAAGAATTTATTTACACGGTGCAATAATGGCTCAACAAAGAGAAAACATATACATTGGTGCTCCGGGATTTAGAGGTTTAAATACTCAAGATGCTCCTGTAGGTCAAGATGCTTCCTTTGCTTCTATAGCAGAGAATGCAGTTATTGATAGTTTTGGACGCATAGGTGCTAGGAAAGGTATTAATCTTTTAACTAGTAGTGCTTCTCCTTTAGGCTCTAGTGTTGGCGTGGAAAACCTGTTCCAGTATGTAGATTATAGTGGCACAACTGTAGTGTTCTCTACTGGTAACAATAAGATATTTACAGGCACTTCTAGCCTTACAGATGTAACTCCAAGTGGATACACAGTATCTGCTAATAACTGGAAGATTATAAACTTTGCTAACCATGCTTACTTTTGGCAGACAGCACAAGAACCTTTGATTTATACAGATGAGTCTGGCTCCGGTGTACTAGCAAAAATGAGTGCTCATAGTCATTCTACAGGTACACCACCGCAGGCTAATGAGGCTGTAGCAGCTTTTGGTAGAATATGGGCTGCTGACATTGTAAACAATAAACATACTGTCTACTGGTCTGATAGTCTTAATGGTCATGCGTGGACAGGAGGTAGCACAGGTAGTTTAGACGTTACATCTGTATGGCCTACAGGACATGATGAGATTACTGCACTAGCAGAGTTTAATGACCTGTTGGTTATCTTTGGTAAGCGTAGCATCCTACTGTACTCTGGTGCTTCTGCGCCTTCTAGTATGGTACTACAGGACACTATTACAAACATAGGATGTGTAGCTAGAGACAGCGTACAGTCCACAGGCTCAGACTTGTTTTTCTTATCTAGCTCTGGTGTCCGTAGTTTAGGCAGAGTTATACAAGAAAAGTCTAACCCTATTGGGGATGTCTCTAGGAGCATCAGAGATGAACTTGTTTATAATACTACTCTTGAAACAGGTAACATTAAATCTGTATACAGCGTAGAGAATGCTTTTTATCTTTTAATATTTCCTGTAACCGCTAAACTTGTTTACTGCTTTGATGTAAGAAGTAAGCTAGAGGACGGCAGTAGCAGAGTTACTACATGGCCTACTACTGGAATTTTAACGGCTGCTAGAGATGATGTTGGAGGAGAATTATACTTAGGTGGTGTATCCGGTGTATCTAGATACTTTGGATATTTAGACAATACTAGCTCTTACATAATGAAATATTACACACAGCCTTTAGCTTTTGGTGATCCTTCCAAAGTAAAGATGTTGAAAGAGATTAACTTAACTCTTATAGGTGGGTCAGGAAGTCAATTAGTAGCTAACTGGGCTTATGACTATACAGAAGGTTATAGTAAGCAAGCGTTTACTGTAGCTACTAGCTTGATAGCTGAGTATGGAGTAGCACAGTATAATGTAGCGGATTCAGAATATAGTGCAACTATTGTTATTGACGTTGCAAAGTTAAAAGCTAGAGGATCAGGTAAGGTAGCCACTATTGGTATAGACGCTACAATAGACGGCAGAGCATTGTCCATACAAGAACTAAATACAGAAGCTATTATAGGTAGACTAATTTAATGAGTAATTACACAAAAACAACTAACTTTGCAGCTAAAGATTCATTACCTTCAGGCAATGCTGGAAAGATTGTAAAGGGTACTGAGATAGATGCAGAGTTTAACAACATTGCAACTGCATCAGCAACTAAAGCAAACATTAACGATGCAACATTAACAGGCACTACTACTTTTGGTTCCTTAAATGATGGTACAATCACTATTGCAGGCTGGGTAGATGAAGACAACATGTCCTCTAACAGTGCTGTACTTATCCCTACACAACAGTCCGTTAAGGCGTATGTAGATACTAATGTAACTGCACAGGACTTAGATGTAACTGACGGCTCTGCTAGTATTGACATTGACCTAGACTCTGAGTCTCTAGGTATCTTAGGTGGCACTGGTGTTACCTCTACTGCCTCTGGTACTGGTGTTACTCTAGCTATTGACAGTACTGTAGCTACACTTACAGGCTCACAGACACTTACGAACAAAACTCTTACTACTCCTACTATCCTTACATCATTTACTATAGGTTCCGCTACAATTAGTGAAGCAGAACTAGAGATACTAGATGGAGCTACAGTAACTACAGCAGAGTTAAATGTACTTGATGGTATTACTAGCACTACAGCAGAACTAAACATCCTAGATGGTGTTACAAGTAACGCAGCAGAGATAAACATATTAGATGGTGTTACTTCTACTACAGCAGAACTAAATATCTTAGACGGTGTTACTGCTACTGCTGCTGAAATAAACATTCTAACTGGATACACTGGTACTACTGCTGATTTAAATACTTTAGATGGAGTTACTGCTTCCGCTGCTGAACTGAACATACTAGATGGAGCTACAGTAACTACAGCAGAAGTTAACATATTGGACGGGGTTACTTCTACAGCGGCAGAACTAAATATCTTGGATGGAGTTACAAGTACCGCTGCTGAACTAAATATACTAGATGGCGTTACGTCAACAACAGCGGAACTAAACATCCTTGACGGAGTTACCAGTACCGCTGCTGAACTAAATATACTAGATGGGGTCACTAGCACTACTGCGGAACTTAATATCCTTGATGGTGTAACCTCTACTGCAACTGAGTTAAATCTTTTAGATGGAGTCACCTCTACTACAGCAGAACTTAATTACACAGACGGTGTAACTTCAGCTATACAGACTCAGTTAGACGGTAAAATTAGTGGTACAGATGCAGCCCTTACAGGCAACGCCACTATTACTACATCCGATAATACTACTCAATTAGCTTTGATCTCTACGGACGCTGATGCTAACGCAGGGCCAGTATTAGATCTATTTAGAAACTCTGTATCAGCAGCGGACAATGACTTAACTGGTCAAGTGTACTTCTCAGGTAATAACGATGCCGATGAGAAAACATTCTACGGTCAGATAACTTCACAAATATTAGATGTATCTAATGGGTCTGAAGACTTTGCTTTAGAACTTTCTACGTTAACTGCTGGTGCTTCTAATTCACGCTTGTTTATAAGCCCTACTGAAACTGTATTTAATGAATCTAGTGCTGACTTAGACTTCCGCATTGAGTCCAATGGTAATATTAATGCTTTAAAAATTGATGCAGCGTCTGAAACTATTGAGTTTGGAGTAATTCCTTTCACCTCATCAGCAGGAACTTCTAACCTCCGTTTAGGTGTCAACGCAGGTAACAGCATTGAGTCTGGCGGCAACTATAACGTGGTCGTGGGCGATGAAGCTGGTACGGCGATAACTACGGGTGATAATAATGTTGCTGTTGGTTACACAGCTTTAGATGCTACTACAACAGCTTCAAATAACACAGCAGTCGGCTTTGCCGCTTTAACCGCAAACACAACAGGTGCTAATAACGTAGCAGTAGGTTATTTAGCCCTAGATGCTAATACGACAGCAGCTAATAATACGGCTGTGGGCAGAGATTCTTTAGGTGCTAATACCACAGGCGCACAGAATACCGCAGTTGGACAATCAGCAGGTTTAGGAATTACTACTGGTACTTATAATAGTGCTTTTGGCTATCAATCCATGAACACAGGAGCTACGACAGGTAGTTATAATACTGCTTATGGAGCGCAATCAGCGCAAGCCATGACTTCAGGCGCAAGTAATACTGCTGTTGGTACAACTGCTTTAGGCGCAACCACCACAGGCGGTCAGAATACTGCTGTTGGCTCTGGGGCGTTATTTACTAACACCACAGGCGCACAGAACATTGCAAGCGGCCTTAATGCAATGTATTTTAACACTAGTGGTGATCTTAATACAGCGTATGGTGTAGCTGCTTTACAGGCCAACACAACCGCAGATAACAACACAGCGGTTGGTCACAGTGCTTTAATCGCAAACACCACAGGCGATGCTGGTACTGCTGTGGGTAAAGACTCAATGAAAACCAATACGACAGGGAGATTTAACTCTGCGTTAGGCTACGAATCTTTGGCCCTTAACACTACAGGTGCTAACAATGTAGCCCTTGGTAAAGGTGCTTTGTACTCTAACACTACAGCTTCTAACAACACAGCAGTGGGTTTTAGTGCTTTAATCGCAAACACCACAGGAGCTTCAAATACTGCACTAGGTCGTAATGCTTTAGATGCAAACACTACAGCAAGTAACAACACCGCAGTTGGTTCTGAGTCTTTAACAGCAAACACCACAGGAACTGAAAATACTGCTCTTGGCTTAAACACTTTATCCGCTAACAGTACAGCTTCATACAATACAGGATTGGGATCTCAGGCTTTAGCATCAGTCACCACAGGCGCAAGCAACACAGCAGTTGGTCGTGCCGCAGGTATAGGAATCACCACAGGTGTTCAAAATGTCGTTATCGGCGCAGATGCTGGCGACTTTATGACTACTGGTAATTATAATGTAATTATTGGGTACTCCGCTGTTAGCCATGCA